CATAATTGGCAATATCTATAAATGTATCCTGCATACCCTCACCTTCAACAAATGATCTACCATTAATCAATAAGTTTTTTAAACGTGATATTTTATCAGTTAATCTAATACATAACCCAGTTAGTGAGAATTGTTTGTCATCGCTATTATTAACGATATCTCCGCCTAATGCTATGTTATTTAAACCATAGTCCATATGTTTACGAGCAAACATTGTATACATTTCTTTTTGAATATTTTTAAATTCTTTTGATAATTCTGGATATTCTTTTTCAAATACCTGTATGCTTAATTTTGATGAAACACCTTGTTTTGCATTCATAATTTCTCTATCGCTCATAACTTTTTCTATTTCTTTTGCGTTATTACCAAAATGGCCTATATTTTCAAAATATTTAGATATTGAACTACCCATTGATTTGTCCTTTAGAATCAAAATACTTATCTAAGGCTGATAATCTATCATCAGCGTCAACTAACATAATAAGTGCTTCTTCAGCATTCTTATAAAAGTCACCTGTCGAATGGTCTCCAATACCAACTGCTTTATTGCCTAATAATTCAAGTGATAATAGTGCTTTTGCTCTGTCTGCTTGTGCAGATAAACGTAACATATTTACTAATTTATTCATTTTAATAATGGTTTAATTTCTTTTTTATCTAATCCTCTATTCGTCAATATACGACTAATTTGTGGGGTATCCAACAAAGTTATATATTCTTTTGCTTCTTTGCTTGAACATTGAAAATTATCTTTAATATGGTTAACTAAGTCCGTGTTAGGTTGTTTTACCTTAGACTTGATATATTTACTCCATTTATTATTTTTAGGAATAAATTCTTTATAAACATTATAAATCATTCTCTTTTCCTGTGGAGGTAAATCTTGAACATAATTTACTACTTCTAAGTAATCTGGGTTCATAGATAAAAATCTATGTATCATGTAACTATTCCAAACTTCCCAGTCTTTGTCTGTAAAAGACTCAACTGGGGGTTTGGTAGTATTAATTGCTTTTAACCAATCAAAGATGTTTTTCATTAAAGAATTTCATCTTTATATTCTTCTCTAAGTTCTTTAGGAAGTGATGACTCGACTATTTTCATAGTTTTACCATCATAAAAAACAGGGATTGGTAAAAGGGCATCTTCATCTGTACCCATTACAAATTTTGATACTGTTCTTAAAATTACTCCTTGTTGGAATATACTTGTATCCTTAGAATTTTTAATTGCTGAAGTATTCTTCAGATCAATTTGAGGTTGTTGTACTTGTTGTTGCATGATTATTTATTATTAATTAAATTTTGGATTAACGACATTGTGTTTATTTCCTTGTCGATACGGAAATTTGCTTTATATTGATGTTCATTTATTAAAATGGTTGCTGTGCCTTCTTTGCCAGGTAAGTATTCACTTGCTTTATCGTACAGAGATTTAAATAATTCATCAAAATCATCTACATTAGCATCGGCAATAATTTGGCGTATTACTTTAAAATCTGATGAGTTAGATTTTAGTCTAGCTGATAGTATATTAATTACTTTATCTATGTAATTGGATGATACTAGTACAGATTGGTCTAATTTAAGCACAGTTACGTAATTAGTAGGATGAATTTCATCCTCCTCTTGAGAAGTACATAATTGTATAGTGTTGATACATTTACGTAAATCCGGGTAATATTGATTAACTAAGGGTACTAAATCTTTAATATCAAAAGCAATTTTTTCTTCACCTAAGACCCACGCTAAATGTTTAGCTACATCCTTTTTAGTAGGAGGGGTTATTTTTAAGACATGACACCTTGATTGTAGTGGATCTATAATACGCTCTACAAAATTACACGTCATTATAAACCGAGTAGTGCGCGAAAATGTTTCAATGATATTACGGAGAGAAGCTTGAGCTTGAATGGTAAGAAAATCAGCTTCATCCAAAATAACAACTTTAAGTGGCTTAAACGAAGCCACGCTAGCAAATCCTTGTACTTTATCCCTAATGGTTTCAATCCCTCTTTCATCAGAGGCATTAATATAAAGATGATCACAATCGAGATTTGCAACAATAATTTTTGCCAAAGTAGTCTTTCCAGTACCAGCGGGACCATAAAAAATAAGGTTTTGTATATCATTTTGATCTAAATATTTTGCAATAGATTTTTTAATGCTTTCATTACCAACATAGTTCTCTAACTTAGATGGTCTATATTTTTCTACTAATAGACTATGATCCGTATTCACCATAAATAGAATATTGTTTGATTGGTTCAGGTTTTACTTCTTCTTCTGTTGTTGATATAGCATACAATTCACTCTTTAGAGGGGCTAATCTATATTCTCCTTTAAACCCAGTTTTAACCATATATGCTTCTAGAGTATCAGTTAATGTTTTATGTAATGGACCATCGGGTTCATTAGCAACTAACCTCCATTTATCTCCAGGGGGAACTCTACGAGCAATTAAAATATACTCTTCTTTTGTTATTTTTTCCATAAGCATAATATACGAAAAATAATTGGGGAAGACAAGCTTCCCCAATTAAATTATTAGTAATTATTTAGATTCTGCTACAGATGCTTTTTTATAATCTGTAATTACTCTTTTAATAGCTTGTGCTGCTTTTCTAGCTCTTCCTTGGCTAGCCTTTGTAGTTCCACTGTTTTCTGCTGCTAAGATATTGAAGTTCGCTTCAATTGTCTCAAAAATTTCTTGTTTTGTCATTCTTTTTTATTTATTTATTAATTATTAATTTACATCATACCCATCATTGATGGATCAATTTGTTGATTATTATCTTCACTTGGTTCATTTACTACAGTACATTCTGTTAATAATACTGTACCTGCTACTGAAGCAGCATTCTGTAATGCTGTTCTAGCTACTTTAGTAGGATCAATAATTCCTGCTTCTTTCATATCAACTATTTCTTCAGTTTTGATATTATAACCATTCCAAAGATAATTTGCAGTTACCAGTTGTGCTGATAGTATTTCTGCTTGAGTATTGTCATAACCAGCATTAACTAAGATTTGATTAAATGGTTTTCTACATGCCTTCTTTACAATACTTGCTCCAGTAGAATCTGATTTTAGGTCTTTAGAAGCATATAGTAAAGCCATTCCACCACCTGGTATAATACCCTCTTCAATAGCAGCTTTTGTTGCGTGTAAGGCATCATCAACTCTATCTTTCTTTTCTCTCATCTCGGTTTCTGTATTTCCACCTACGTGAATAATAGCAACACCACCTACAAATTTAGCTAAACGTTCTTGAAGTTTTTCGGTTTCAAAAGGAGTTGTTGCCTGTCCTACTTGTTGTTGTAGTTCTTCAACACGTGCTTCAATATCCTTTACTTCACCTTTTCCATCTACAATAGTTGTTTGTTCTTTTTCTACAGTTACTGTTCGTGCTTCACCAAACCAATCCCAACTAAATTTATCAAGATTCATTCCTTTTTGTTTATCAAAAACAATTCCTCCAGTTGTAACGGCAATATCTTCTAGAGCTAACTTTCTTCTATCTCCAAAATCAGGTGCTTTTACAGCACATACTTTCATAGTACCTCTCATTTTATTAACAATTAATGTAGCTAAAGCTTCATTGTCAATGTCTTCAGCAATAATAAGTAATGATCTACCTTGGTTTGAAACTGCTTCTAAAACAGGTAATAATTCTTTAACCTGTGTTAACTTTTGATCAGCAATTAAAATAAGAGGGTTATCTAAAGTAGCAGTCATTGTATTATTGTTTGTAACAAAATAAGGGGATTTAAAACCTCTTTCAAATTGTAAACCTTCAACTGTTTCTAAATATGTTTCACCTGTACGAGATTCTTCGATATGGACAACTCCTTCCATTCCTACCTTATCAATTGCCGTAGCAATTAATTTTCCGGTTTCTGCATCATTATTTGCTGAGATTGTGGCTACTTGCTCTAATTGTTCTTCAGATGATATTTCTTCTGATACTGTACTTCTAAGGTTTTTTACTACTTCTAAAACAGCGGTATCAATATCTCTTTTAATTTGAACAGCATTCTCATCATTGTTTAAAGCATTTAATCCTGCTTTTACCATTTCACGAGCTAATAAAGTAGATGTAGTTGTTCCA